ACACGTTAGGAATCTTATGGGTGATAGTCCTATTAATCTTAATAGCCCAGAGCAGTTATCTTGGGTAATTTATGGACGCAAGGTTGTAGACAAGCAGTATTGGGGCAACGCTATCGACCCTTACATGGGTGACGCAGACTTCCGTAGCTTAGTTGCTGGTGGTACTGAGCGTGTTTACAAAACTAAAGCAGAGCAGTGTTCTCCATGCACTGGAACAGGATACGTAAGAAAGGTAAAGAAAGATGGAACACCTTTTGCTAAACCAAACAGATGTGCGAATTGCAGTGGGTCTGGTTATTTGTTTATACCTACTAAAGACTTGGCTGGACTAAAGTTCAAACCACCAAGTGCTAAGTGGGCTAGTGCCAATGGCTTCAGCACAAGCAAGCAGAACCTCGAGACACTAGAGGGTGCTGCTCGTGCCAAAGGCATGGACAGTGCAGTAGACTTCCTATCTAAAGTACGTAGGCTATCAGCCGTTGACACGTATCTCTCTTCATTCGTAGAGGGCATACGTATGTTTACTAAGCCTGATGGCAAGTTGCATGTACGTTTGCTACAGCATCGTACATCAACAGGCAGGTTCAGTGGGGCAGACCCCAACATGCAGAACATGCCAAGAGGTGGTACATTCCCTGTCAAGAAGGTGTTTGTATCTAGGTTCAATGGTGGCAAGATACTTGAGGCTGACATGGCACAGCTAGAGTTTCGTACTGCCGCATATTTATCACAGGATGGAGTTGCAATTGAAGAAGTATCTACTGGATTTGATGTACACAGTTACACCGCTAAAGTTATTACCGAAGCTGGTCAGCCTACGGATAGACAGACTGCGAAAGCACACACCTTTGCGCCCCTTTACGGGGCAACAGGGTTCGGGCGCACACCTGCCGAAGCAAAGTACTACACACACTTCACAGAGAAGTACGAAGGTATTGGGCTTTGGCATACCCGATTGGCTAAAGAAGCTATAAACACACGTAAGATTACCACACCTTCTGGTCGTGAGTTTGCTTTCCCGGATGTGGTACGTAAGCATAATGGCAGGGTGTCACACTTTACACAGATAAAGAACTACCCCGTGCAGTCGTTTGCTACAGCAGACATCGTGCCTATCGCACTGCTGCACATTGATAAACTACTTGACGGTATGCAGTCATGTGTGGTAAATACTGTACATGACAGTATCGTGATTGATGTACACCCTGACGAAGAAAGGCAGGTAATAGAACTAATCAATCGAACTAACAATGAGTTACCTAATTTGATTACATTACGATGGGGTATTGACTTTAATGTACCACTTCTGCTAGAGTCAAAGATAGGTGATAATTGGCTTGACACTAAAGATGTTATCTGATATAACTATCAAACTTTCAAAATGTATAAGGAGATAAAACATGACACAAGTAATGACTATCGACACTAATAACTTCGCAGCAATGGCTTCAGCTATGGGCATTGCATCTGAAGGTGGCACTGCAAAGAAGCAGTCCAGCACACTAGCACGTCTTCGCCTGAACCACTCACCCATCTTGGGCAGTGATAAGATTCTAGTGAAGGGTGGTACGTACAAGCTGGACGTTCCAGATGGTGGCACATACTATGGCTCATCTATCAAGGTGCGTCCATACCTACAACGCTTTATGTACAAGCGTTTCATCAAGGGCATGGGAGACCAGCCAAACCGTTACGTTAAGACTGTGATGGCTAACGACTTGAACATTGACCTGAAGGACAATGATGGCGGGTTTAACTGTGGCAAACCTGCTGGTTATATTGCTGACTTCAAATCGTTACCAGAGAAAACACAGGACTTAATTAAACAGATTAAGCGTGTTCGTGTTGTGCTTGGTACAGTAGAACTGGTTGATGCTGTGGATGAGAACGGTAATGAAGTACAGGTTGACGAGACCCCATTTATCTGGGAGATTGAAAACCGGGATGCATTCAAGAGCGTAGGTACTTTGTTTACTAAGCTGAATAAGATGAAGCGTTTTCCTGTTCAGCACACAATGACAGGTAATTCAGAAGAGCGTAAGCTACCTAACGGTAACAGCTTCTACCTGCCTGTTGTGTCACTTGACCTATCAAACACACTTGAGTTGACAGACAAAGAGCAAGACACATTCGGTGACTTCCTATCATGGGTGGAGAACTACAACGAGTACATCATCAATGCTTATGCAGAGAAAGCTACCAGCAAGAACGATGAGGAACTCGATGAGTTGAACATTGATGATGTTGTAGACATTGAAGTTGATGAAGAGGTAGCATAATGAATCACCCTGCTGAAATGGCGTTGTATCAGTACATGGAAGATGCTGTCAAAGGCACTACCACCATGTCAGATGATACCATCCAACAAGTTGCACAGGATGTATCAGATGCACTAAAGCGTCAGTTCGGTGGGGGCAATAAGCGTGATGGGTTTGGCTTACGTATGTCTAACATAGGTAGGCCATCCTGTCAGCTTTGGTTTGAAAAGAACAGACCAGAGACAGCGTTGCCCCGCCCTACAACATTCGTAATGAACATGATGCTTGGCGATATTGTTGAGGCAGTGTTCAAGGGTTTACTCAAAGAAGCAGGAGTGGAATATGAAGATAGCAAAAAGGTTACTCTGGAGTTGCCTGACCATTCTATTTCTGGGACATATGATATTGTCATTCGGGATGCAGTTGACGATATTAAATCAGCTTCAGACTGGTCTTTCAGAAACAAGTTTCAATCATACGAAAGTCTGGCAAGCGGTGACAGCTTTGGATATGTCGGTCAGCTTGCAGGATACGCAGCAGCTTCTGGAAAGAAAGCTGGCGGCTGGTGGGTTGTAAACAAAGCCAATGGTGACTTCAAGTATGTACCAGCAGATGGTCTGGATGTAGACACAGAGTTAGTTAAGATTGAAGAGAACATAGACAAGGCATTGAGTGATGACTTGGAAAGATGTTTTGAACCAGAGAAGGAGACATTCAACGGTAAGGAAACAGGAAACCTCGTACTAAACAAAGGCTGCACATTCTGTTCATACAGACACACATGTTGGCCTAACATGAAAGAGTTACCTGCCGTAAAGTCAAAGGCACGTGACCCTAAGATTGTTTCCTACATTAAACTATCAGAGGAATACGATGCCGCCTAACTTTAAACAATTTAGAGCAGCACGTAAGTATGGGTATCGGTCTGGCTTAGAGGTTAAGATTTCAGACTATCTTAAAGAACTAAAGGTTGACTTTGGTTACGAATGTATTAAGATAGAATGGGAAGACCTAGCCTACCGTACCTATACACCAGACTTCGTGCTTCCAAATGGAATCATAATTGAGAGTAAGGGCATGTTCACAGCCGCAGATAGGCGCAAACATTTAGCTATCAAACGGCAGCATCCTAATCTTGATATACGATTTGTCTTTGAGAACAGTAGACGTAAGCTACGTAAGGGTGCTAAGTCTACCTATGGAGAGTGGTGTGATAAGTATGGGTTTCAATGCTACACACGTATCATTCCAGAAGAATGGCTCAAAGAAAAAGGCAAGAACAAACATCCCGCCTTTATTAAGTTTGGCGGTGGCAAGATAAAAAGGAGAAAGTGAACATGGCAGATGAGGAATACACAGCGATAAAAGAAGATGATTTCATAGTACGTGTGAGACCCTTTAAAGATAAGAAGGGTTCATGGAATGGTGAGATTGATATAGCTATTATAACCCAACCTGAAAACAGTTTCGATGATGAGGACTACTTTCAATTGACACACTTCTGTAAGATGCTTGCATCTACTGTGCCTATAATGGAAGACAATGAGGAACTTCGTAGCCTAGTTCATGAATATGTTACAGATATTGTTGACAAGGAAAAGGAGTATCTGGTAGAACTAGAGGAAGGTCCGAAGGTTATTGACAGAGATGATAACATCATCACTATTGACTTTGGTACTACAACGAAAGGGAGTGCATGATGACATCATATTCAAATATAATGAAAGAGATAGAGAGAACTTCTGACCGTATGGTAGACAAACTGGATATGGTTAATAGTCCACCTCACTACAATGAGTCTG